ACTATTGCAGAGTTCGTCTTTTAGTAGTTTAGGTTGGCAGAATTGTTGTGGTGCATCTATTACTTCAAATTCTACAATATCACCAAGTGGAATACAAGACGCTGATACTTACGGAACAAGTCAAAGCGCACAACTTTGGCAAACCGTAGTAGCATCTACAAACACTACCTATACGCTATCAATGTGGGTTAAGTTGGGAACTGCTACAAACCTTTGTTTGGTTGCAAATAATACTGCTGCTTGGAATACTATAGGGGGACAAAGTTTTGATAGTTCAAACGGTCTTAATACTTCTACTTGGACACGAATTTCTTGGACATTTAATACTCCTTCAATACTTCCAGCTGGTGCTATCAACATCCATTTAGGCGGCAATGCTCAAACGGGTTTAACTCAATCTACGGGAACGGTTTACATTTGGGGTGCACAACTCGAATCGGGTTCTTACGCTACTTCATACATACCTACAACCTCTGCAAGTGTAACACGAAACGCAGACGTTATCTCAAAAACGGGTATTAGTTCGCTTATCGGTCAAACGGAGGGGACTTTGTTTTGGGATGTTCAAAAGCAATTAGGAGAAAATGATGTCCGTTTAAATATATCCGATGGCACTACGAATAATTGGCTTTTTGTAGGTGTAGAGTTTAGTAATTACACACGTATTTATTGCAATGTTGGGGGTGTAAATCAAATGAATATTTATGGAGCACAACTTTCAAACGACTTCCATAAAATTGCATTTGCCTACAAAGCCAATGACTTTGTTCTTTATGTTGATGGTGTTCAAGTTGCAAGTCACACAAGTGGAAGCGTTCCTAATTGTTCACGTATTGATATAAATGCGGCCTATCCTACTTCGGGTGCTTTTGCAACCAATAACAATAAGGCAGTAGCCCTTTGGAAAACTCGCTTAACCAATACACAACTCGCACAACTCACAACGATATGATTTATAAACTGACATACGAAAACAAGGAAACCGCACTCGCAGACCTCAAAGCAAAAGGCATACTTGTAGAGGTTGACGGCATAGACGGAGAAAAACACGAAGCATACGGACAAGGTGTCCAAGCAGTAGTCGAACTTGGTTTGATTATGGTAACACCTCCCGTAATGGAAGGAATGGAAATCGTAACTCCTCCAGTTTACGCTGACGGCTACCACTATGACGTAATGAGCGAGAACGACTACGACTTCGGTGCTAACTTGGTTGAACCAAAGAACCCAAAACACGCATTCGCTGGTCATTCAATTAAAGAGGAGTTTCCGTACGAACCGCAATTCTTGACAAATGAAGCATAAAGACGCAATCGGTACGATGTACTTTGTTACAGGTTATCTCACTTGTTTGGCTTTAATGATTAGCGGAGAAAGTCTCTACCATAAACTTTTCGGAGCTTGTATGGGTTTCTATTTAACGTGGCACATTCTTAACGGATATGAAAACTAAATCTCTGATACTTGTTTCTATGTTGAGTGTGTTAGCACCGGTTAAACCAATGGTGCTTTTGGCAGTTGCTACGATAATCTTGGATATGTGTTTTGGCATTTGGCGAAGCGTACGAAAAAACGGATGGAAATCTATTCGCTCTCGTAGGCTATCAAATACGATTTCTAAGAGCCTTTTGTACTCAGGTGCGATAGTATTTATCTTTTTACTTGAAAAGTTCGTCTTAGCTGATTTATTAGCTTACTTCATTGCAGTTGATTTACTAATGACTAAAGCGTTTACTGCGTTTTGTGTATTCACGGAGGTTAAAAGCATTAACGAATCTTACTTCTCAGTTACAGGAATTAATGTTTGGGATAAGTTTATCGGATTTGTCAAGCGAGGCAAAGAGCAAATAGAAGATTTAAAATAATGGTAAGACCTTACACAGACAAACAACTACTTGAAAATGTTAAAAGCCTTTCGTCTTTTACTAAGATTCCTGACGGATACTGGCTACTCGGAGTACGTTCACAAGACGACTTACCTAATCGCTTTGACGATAAGATTTACTTGTTCAAAGGCGAGGAGTTTGTCTTAGTAACTTCAGCAACTACAAACGCAGGAACTCCTACACTTCGTCAATTTGAAAAGGTAAATAAAGACGGAGCTGCTGTTCTTAAGGCAGACGAGTGGTACTATAATGTTTGGAAGTACGGAAAGCACAACGGTAAAGTTGAAGCTCTTTTGCAGTTAGGCAACAAAGTGACGGTATATCGCGACACGGACAAAGACGATAAATCAGAGGAGCAAGGTAAACTTCAATCAGGTTACTTTGGGATTAACTTCCATCCTAACACATACGACTTGAGTAAACCATCAGGAACAAGCATCGGATGGTGGTCAGCAGGTTGCCAAGTTGTGAACAACATTCCCAATTACAAGCTAATGATTGGCCTACTCAAAAGAGAGAAATTAGTAACTTATTGCCTTATCAATGAATTTTAAATCACTTATATTACTCGTTTTCTTGTATTCGTGTTCAGCTAACTACCACGTCAGAAAAGCTATTAAGAAAGGCTACCGATGTGACGAAATTAGCGACACAATTACCATTTCGACAATAGACTCAATTCCGTACGTTTTAAGAGACTCTATCGCTTGGGAGAAGGTAGTAGTCCAAAAAGATACAATCGTTCGTTACAAGCGTTCTTTTGTGCCTAAAACACGATTTGAGACACGTATTGAGTATAAACTTAAGAGAGATACGCTTCGAATCGTAGAAAAAGTTGAGGTTATTAAATACAAAAATGAGCGAAAGTCCAAAAAAAATCCTAACCTTTGGCTATTCGTAATAGGATTTGGAGCAGGATTCTTAACAAAATGGTTGCTCAAGTTCTCTAAATACACACTATGAAAATACCAAGAATTCGCTTAAAGCAAGATGAGTTTGAAATCATTGAGCAGTATAGAGCGATAAAACGAGAGTCTAATGAGTTAGGCTTAAACGATGCTGACGTTAAACACGGATGGCTAAAATCTAAAAACGCTTCGTTATTCTTTAAGAATCCAAACTTCAAGGAACAGGAAGAGGAAAACTACGAGAAAATTCGTCAGTCAATCTTAGAAGAAATCAGCACACACGTTCCAATGTATCCTAATTTGCAACGAAATGAGCAAAAAGACGCACACTTATTAGTCATAGACCCTGCTGACATCCACATAGGTAAGCTCTGCGATGCTTTCGAAGTAGGAGAGGTATATAACAACCAAATTGCAGTACAACGTGTCTTAGAGGGCGTACAAGGAATTATAGACAAAGCAAGCGGATTCCAAATAGATAAGATTCTATTTATAGGCGGAAACGACATCTTGCACATAGATACTCCAAGACGGACTACAACGTCAGGGACTCCACAGGACACCGAAGGTATGTGGTACTCTAATTTCTTAATCGCTAAAAAACTTTATGTCGAAATTCTTGAAAAACTCATTGGGTTGGCTGATGTACATTTCACTTTCAATCCCAGCAATCACGATTATACACACGGTTTCTTTCTTGCTGACGTTATTCAAACTTGGTTTAGAGACTGCAAGAACATTACTTTTGACTGCTCTATTGCACATCGAAAAAGTTTCCAATACGGAAAGAACCTTATCGGAACGACTCACGGAGATGGAGCGAAACATCAAGACTTACCTTTATTAATGGCTACTGAGTTTCCGTTAGAATGGTCAGCAACTAAACATCGCTACGTTTATACGCATCACGTACATCACAAAACGAGCAAAGATTACATCGGAGTTACGGTAGAATCGTTAAGAAGTCCATCAGGAACGGACTCTTGGCATCATAGAAATGGCTACGCACACGTTCCGAAAGCAGTTGAGGGCTTCATTCACCATAAAGAATTTGGCCAAGTAGCGAGGTTAACTCACATTTTTTAGTATATTTGTACACCTAACCACTACACATAGCGTAAGAGCCTCCTTAATTGGGGGCTTTTTTATGCTCTTCAAAAAAAATTAAAAAAAATTTTACCTCTGAAAGCCTTGTAAAATCAAGGAATCGGAAAAAAATTTAAAAATATTTTGTCCTGAACGAAACTTTTTTGTTGATAATTACGAATAAGTGTTTATATTTGCATATAATTAATTCACAAACACAAAAAATAAACGCTATGAAAACAACTAACGCACAAACAACAAAAGCTATCTTTTCAGAAGAAGTAACTGTTAACGCTAATTTTAAAAACGAAGTAAGATTGTTCATTTGTTGGGAATCTTCTAACGAGTATGAATTAACTGTTTATTGTAATAATCAAAAATTCAAAGCAATTACAAATGAAGTTGAGCGTGTTAACTATATGCTTGAGAATAATAATAACATTTCAAATAAAATAGCTTTGTCTTTAATTGAGCACGTTCAATTAAACAATGTTTTAACAATGCCAAATCTTATCTAATTCTAACGCTATGAGAACAAAAGACAAAATTATCCAAATGCTTAAAGACGAAGAGTCTAAACTTTGGGTAGCATTAAAGAACTCTGAATTAGTATTCGGAAGAGAACACGAAGCAACTAAAATGGCACGTGCAAGATGGTCAACTACATTAGAAATCTTAACAAAAATCCAAAATGATAACATTTAACGAAATCAAAGCAGAGTGGAAAGAGCTTGAAGAGGAAGACAAGAACGTCTTTAGACACTTCGCAATCTTTTTTGTACCGATAGCATCAATTATTATTTGGCTATGTGCTACAAACACTTATCCAGTACTTGACGTAAAGACGGAGAACACACAATTAAAAAAACAGACCTACGAATTGAAAGGAGATTGGTCTAAATACGCACAACGAGCATACAACGATAAATATGGCAAATAAATTTTACTTTGAGGAAGGCGATGCAAGTAGCTACAATCGCTTATTAGATGTGAACATCTTTAGAACTGAAGACGATTCACACATTGGAATGGTAGAGCTACATTACGACTATGATAAAATCAATGAAAGAGATGAGTTTAAAATCGAATTTACAAGATGGACAGGAAACCTTACCATCAACGAAGCAGAAAATGCAATGGCAGAACTTCTTAACGCAGCACGAGATGGACAATTTCAAGAGTTCTGCGAAGAGTGCTACAACTATGAACACTTTGACGAAGATGAGGAGTCTTGGTTTGTTTAGAGACTATCAGTTGAATCGTTACTGGGATAACTTCGACTTTGACCTTTACAACAGAATTTGCGAAATTAAAATAAACACGCTATGAGATTTAAACTAACATACCACGTAGGACTTGTAACGGTGCAAGAGTGGATATTCACATCAAAGAGTCTTTGCTATTGGAAAAAGATGGACTTGATAGAAACAGGTAGATACAATGACGGTAAATTTAAAATAACGCCACAATGAGAGAGCAACTATTAGAGAAAGTCAAAGAGGTCATCAAACGAGATGAACTTGACTCAGAGTGCAGAGCTCAGCAGATGGTTTATCAGAGGGCATTTATTTACCACTTGATGCAAAAACACGGATACTCCTTGACCAAGACAGGAGAACTATTTAATAGGACTCACGCTACAATCATAAACGGATTGAACTTGTACAATAGCATCAAGAAAGACCCAGTATTCTTAGACTACGTATCTTCTTACATAGTAGAATTTGAAGACTTTTTGTATCTCACTCCGTCTATTACTAAGCTGAGTAAAATCGAAGAGGCAGTCTTAAAGTGCCAAAATTACTTCGAGCTTTGTAGTCTTCAGGAACGAATAAAAAACGGAGAGTTTTCAACAAAAAACAAAAGTTAAGATATTACGTCTATATTTGTATGGGTAGGCAGACCCAAGATAAGACATTATTGAAACCTCATTAGTTAGTAGAGCTGCCTCTCGAACACTAATGGGGTTTTTTATTTTAAGGCAGTAAAATGAGTGAAAGAAAAGCAGTCAAGTTTTATAGGAGCTATTGGGAGGTAGCTATGGAGTTAAATGACAAGGATAGACTTGCATTTTATGATGCAGTTATGACTCGTCAATTTACTGGCAAAGAACCTAATCTATCAGGTATGGCTAAGTTTGCATACATTAGTCAAAAACATTCTATTGATGCTCAGGTTAAAGGGTTCGAAGACAAGACAAAAACACCTTTGCAAGACCCTACACAAGGGGGTATTCAAGGGGGTAGCCAAGACCCTTTGGTACAAGAACAAGAGAAAGAGAAAGTAGAATACACTATAGAGGAACGCAAATCAAGATTTGCCGATACATTGAAGCCTTTTTTAAATACTTACGGTAAAGAGATGCTAAATGACTTTTATGCTTATTGGACTGAACATAGTACCAAGGGTAAAAAGATGAGATTTGAAATGGAGAGAGCTTGGGGTATTGAACGTAGATTAGTCACTTGGCATAAGAACGTACTCGCAAAGCAAAAACCTATTGCTAACACACCAAGAATAATTATTGACTGATGTATAAAAGACTAACGGACTTAAACGCAGAGATGTTTGCGGTACGTCAACAAAAAGACGTCAGAGGTAAATCAATAGGTTGGGATTGGAATATGCTTCCTTATACAATCAAGGAGGGAACTACTACTTACATAGGAGCTGCACCTGCATCAGGAAAGACGGAATTATGGTTTGAGTTTCTTATTAACCTATCTTGCTTACACGGATGGAATCACGTTGTTTTCTCTCCCGAAACAGGAAGTAGTGCTGAGATATTTGCAGAGTTATGCTACAAGTATATTGGCAAGCCATACGTTCAAGGACAAAACTCAATGAGTAATGGAGAGCAAGTTAGAGCTGAGATGTTTGTAAATCAGCATTTCATAGTAATTGACCCTATTGACGAGGATTTAACAATAACTAAGTTCTATGATTTAGTTGATGAGATTGAACGCAAGGAGCAAATCACTATACATACTACTACGATTGACCCGTGGAATGAGTTAACTGAGGAGTTCATACCATCCGACTTAGGAAGAGAAGATAAGTATCTAAGTAGAATCTTAGGACTTGCTCGTAAAAACGCAAGAAAGACGAATCGTCATAACTGCATCATTAACCACGTAAGAGACCAACCTATGGTAAATGGCAAGACAATGGCAGGAACTGACATCAGTTACTTTCCTATGCCAAGTGCAAGAGACTTTGCTGGTGGTCAAGTATGGTTCAGAAAAGGTCTTAGTGTATTGATACCGTGGAGACCTCCTCAGCATTTAGCAGACGAGAACGGAATCGGAGCTGAGCCAAACGAAGTGCATTTAAAAATTGCTAAGAGTAAACCTAAAGGAGTATCGAAAAACGGAATATATAAGTTATATTTGGATGTTGATAGATACCAATACTATATGCTTGACTTCAAAGGCAACCGTATTTACGCCAATAGAACGCCAGCAACAAACCAAACTCAATTCTGATGGACTTGTACTTACTAATCATAAAGACAAAAGCTAACTTACATTCTATTCGAACACGAATTAGACTTGAAAGAGAGCGAATACAAAAAGAAAAGCCAAACGCAAAGCCATACATAGACGGAGCAATTCAATCAGAGAAAGAGCTACTCGAAGCCTATCAGGCATTTACTGACTTAAGTGACCACATATTAGCGATAAGCAGAGAAAACACGGAGTTAGCAAGACGAAATATAAAGCTCCAAGAGAAGATATTAGAATTAGAAAACCAAATAAAGTATAACCAAATAGAAAATCAATTATGACTAAAGAACAAAAACTCGTTGCATTAGCAGCTTTCCTACCAGTATTAGGAGACTTCATCGAAGATTTAAATAATCAGTCGGTATTTAAACAATCTTTAAAAAGAAAGGCAAATATTTTACTTGAAGAAATACAAAGAACCGATAGAGATGTTTTGCGTATTGATGAAGATAATGCACAACAAGTTTGGAATGAACAAATAGATTTGCAAATAGCATTTAGAAATTGGATTCAAGAATCAATTACTATCTGATGCCACGTTGTAAAAACTGCAAAGAGAAGTTCGAGCCTATTCGATTTGCTCATCGCTACTGCTTAAAAGACGAATGCATAAGAGCTTTCGTAGAAGAGACAAAAGAGAAGATGTGGAAGCAGACTAAGGTTCGGATGAAAAACGAGCTTAAAACCACTTCAGATTGGATGAAAGAAGCTCAAAAGGTATTCAATCAGTATATCCGATTACGTGATAAGCACAAACCTTGTGTCAGTTGCGAATCAAATTTAGGTTCAAAGTATGACGCAGGGCACTATTTTAGCTCAGGAGGACATAAAGCAGTCACATTTGATGAGGATAATGTTCACGGACAATGCGTAGCCTGTAATCAATATAAACACGGAAACTTACTTAACTACCAAATAGGCATCGAAAAGCGTATTGGAGCAGATAGATTGCTACAATTACACGAAAAAGCACATCAATTAAGGAAGTATTCAGCAGATGAATTACAAGAGATAATCAAAACCTACAAACAAAAGATAAAAGATGGAATACAATAGTGACTTTCGGTATGACCTTAAAATCGGTCAGGAGTATGAAACGCTACTAAGCGAGGTGATAGAGTCTACAATCGAAGTAAAACGTGATTTTAAGTGCTATGAGACAGGAAATCTATTTGTGGAATATGAGAGTAGAGGCAAGAAAAGTGGAATCAGCACAACAGAAGCGAAATGGTGGGTGTATTGGTTTAGTAAAACACGATGTATATTGATTGAAACAAGTGAATTGAAGCAACTTTGCAGAAAATATATAGGAACTTCACGAGATATTTTAGGCGGAGATTCTAATACGAGTAAGGGAATCCTGCTTCCAATGGAAGATTTGATAAAAAATTTTTAACTTTTTTTGTTAGGGTATTGTTTATATCAGAATATAAAGTATCTTTGTGAGGTCAATATGACACAACACTTAAAAACAACGCTATGAAAACAATTAACTTAAATGACCTACTAAAAGACCAAGTTCGACAAATGAAAAATGAAATTGAATGGGCTTTAAAATTAAACGACAACGCAAAAGCGCAAGAGTTGATTTTTGAAATGATTAAAGTAAGTAAACAAATAAAATAAAAAAAACGGGGGGTGCGCATCCGTAACGCACGCAATAATAAAAAACGCTATGGAAAAATTAGGAAAAATTCAGGCAGAATTAAAATGTCCAAAAGGCTCTTTCAACTCATTCGGTAAGTACAAGTACCGAAGTGCAGAGCAGATTCTTGAATCAGTTAAACCGTTGTTGCAAAAACACGGAGCAGTATTAACTCTGACTGATGAGATTGTAGATGTAGGTAGTAAACTATTTCTAAAGGCAAATGCTCAACTTTCAATAGACAAGACTATCGTATCAGTAAACGGATATGCAGAACTCGGAGAACACAAAGGAATGTCATCTGAGCAATGCACAGGAACTGCATCAAGTTACGCTCGTAAATACGCTCTAAATGGCTTATTCTTGATTGACGAGACTGAATCAGACCCCGACTCAAAAGATAACTCAGATAGAAAAGAGAATAAACTTCCTCCTATTGACGCTAAGCGTTTTCAGGCAGCAGTAACATCCATTACAAACGGACAATACACTCGTGAGAAGCTCGAAGCATCATTCTCGTTAACTGATGGTCAAATCGATATCCTTAATGCTCTATGAAAGCTCTCAAAATTAGGTGTTCAGCTATCGGGAAACTGATGGCTACACCTCGCTCTAAAGGCGAATTTTTATCTCAGACTGCTAAAACTTACATCCACGAGTTAGTTCTTGAGCATAAATACGGTATCCGTAAGGAGTTTTCAAGCCGTTACACGGACAAAGGCATCCAAGTTGAAGACGAATCTATCTCGTTAGTGAATGATGTCTTAGAACTCAATTTTATCTACAAGAACGAAGAGTATTTTGAGAACGATTGGATAACAGGAACGCCTGACGTAAACACAGAGGATGTATTATTAGACGTCAAAAGCTCTTGGGATGCTACTACCTTTCCGTTTTTTGATACGGAGATTCCTAACAAAGACTACTTTTTTCAGCTTCAAGGCTATCTTTGGCTTACTGGCAAGACTCAAGCAATGCTTTGCTACTGCCTTGTAGATACTCCACTTGATATGGTAGAAGACGAAATCAGACGAGCACATTGGAAACTTCACAAGATTGACGAGGACTTAGATTTGCGTGAAGAGGTAGAGAGTAAGCATCAGTTTTCACACATTCCTAAGAATCGTAGAGTCAAAGTTTTCTACGTACAAAAAGACGAACAAGTAATCGAGCAGATAAAAGAGAAGATTGAACTTGCTCGTGAGTATTATAACGCACTAATTCAAATGCTATGAACCAAGAAGTAACTGACAAAGTAGTTTTATCCGTTATGGCGAAGTATGCAGAACGCTCTGCAACAGGACTGCGAAAATACGGAACTACATTAGACCGAGAAGACCTAACGCTTGACCAATGGATAACTCATTTGCTTGAGGAATTGATGGATGCAACGCTTTATTTGAGCCGAATCAAGAAAGAGATTGAGCTGCATTACGTCAAAGGATATTCAGATGGCTACCGAGAAGCAAGTAAAACACGAACTAAATAAATCAGAATAAGATGTTAGAAAAAGATTTTGTACCTTATGAGTTGGCGGTTAAACTTGAAGAACTTGGATTTTATAAAAAGTGCATTGCAACAATAGACCAAACTAATTATATTCACATTAAAGGAACTCGTAGACCAATTAGAGGGGCTATGGTTTATAACACAATTGATTGTCCAACATTCTCACAAGCATTTAGATGGTTTAGAGAGAAAAATATATATGCTACTATAAACACTTACCATAGTGTAAATGAGGATAAGCCTTTTGGTTTATCAATTGATTACTTACATAAGTCTGGGAAATGGGATTATTTTGATTATAGGGGGGAAAGTGATTTTGAAACCTATGAAGAAGCAGAACTTGCTTGTCTTACCAAGTTGATTGAAATTGTAGAAACACGAACTAAATAAATCAGAATAAGATGATATACTGCTTCAGATGTTTTAAGATGAAATCTATTGACGAGTTTCAGGATAACCGAAGACATTATCAGATTAAGTCAAGACAAGGTAAGGTATTCAGTTGCAATCCGTGTGCTCACAAATGGACTCTTGACAATCTCCAAGCAGTTAGATTTGATTTTGAGAATAGCAGTTGGATAATTCACAACTTCAAAAACACGGATGAAGCAATCAAATTTTTAGAAGATGAAACTACACAAAGACGACAGGAGAGAGGAAGTAGCAGCATACTCAACAATGATACTCCTAATGGCGATAGTCATATCAGTAATAGCTGCAATAATTAGTAATATTTAAACTCAAATAAAAATGGAAAACAAGTTAAACACGGGAGCAATCTTCAAAAACACGAACAAGAAAGCTGACAACCATCCTGACTACAAAGGAAAGGTAAATGTAAACGGGAAAGAAATGGAGGTAGCTCTATGGGTAAAGCAAGGTAAAGCAGGTAGTTATTTCTCTGCTTCATTTAGTGAGCCTTATGTAGCTCCAGTAAACAACGAGCCATTAGTTCCAAACGATGACCTACCATTCTAATATGTACATTGACGATGACGCTTTAAGAAAGCAACTGCAAAGAATCTTGTTTGTAAAAACACGAAATCAAATAGTCCAAGAGATAAAATCAAACGGACACAAGATGCACCAGTTTCAGTTGAACAACTTTCTAAACCGAAAAGACGTTACCTTATCAACCTTACACAAGATAGATAGATACGTCACACGAGAGATTTACTTAAACAATTTAGAGCCACTTTAATCGGTGGCTTTTTTAATTTTCTTGCGTGATTAAAAATTAGTTTTATATTTGTTTAGAATTTAACCAATGGACAAACTACAAATACTCGGACAAAACCACAAAGAATGGTGTACTATGGCACAAAAAATGGGCATAGGAGAATTGTCTGAAGACATCGTGCAAGAAACATACCTGAGAATCATACGTCTTAACTATATCGATGGAGTGGTAAAAGATGACGGTAGCTTAAACAAGTTTTATATGTGGCTTTCAATCCGAGCAGTTCACGTTGACTATCTAAGAGCAAACTCAATGAACTTAGTTTCACTTGACGAGGTCAAAGAATGTTACGAGGAGACGGACTTAGAAAAACACGAAGCACTACATCGCTTCCACATAAAGATAAACGATGAGATGGAGAGTTGGCATTGGTACGATTCAATGCTATTTAAAGTCTATAAAGAAGGCAAGTCATCAATGAGAGACATCGCTAAGGATACAGGCATCTCTTTGACTTCAATATTTAACACAATTAAAAACTGCAAGGAGCGGTTAAGAGAAAACGTAGGAGAAGACTACGAAGATTATTTAAACGAACAATACGATTTAATTTAAAATTATGGCAAAAACACGAACACCAAGAAAGAAAGCTCAAGGCTTAGGAGATACCATTGAGCAGATTACTGAGATTACCGGAATCAAAAAACTTGTTGAATTTGTAGCAGGAGAAGACTGCGGATGTGATGAGCGTAAGAAAAAACTTAACGAGTGGTTTCCATATCGTCAACCTGAGTGCTTAACTGAGGAAGAGTATAATTGGCTTACGGAAACACGAATCCTTGACCAACAAACATTCAAACCAAGTGAAGTAACAAGAGTAAGAGAAATCTACTCAAGAGTAATGAAAGTAAGATTAGAACCAAGCAACTGTGCTTCTTGCTTCAGAGATATTGTAAACCAACTCAAGAAAGTATACAATGCCTATTCCGAAACCATTGCCTAAGGAGCAACAAGGAGAGTTCATTCAGCGATGTATGATGGATGACACTATGGTCATAGAATACGACCAAGACCAACGATACGCAATATGCAGAGAACAACTACAAAAACACGAATTAGAAAATGGCAAAAGTAGGAAGACCAAGAAAGATAGATAGTCCAGAAACTCTATTAGAACTATTTAGGAAGTATAAGAAGTGGGTTAAAGACAATCCTCGTTATAAGTACACACTCAACCAAAGAACGGGAGATATGGTAGCAGAACCTCTCGAAGTTCCTTTGTCTATGGAGGGATTTGAAGTATGGGCATTTGAAAAGCATGACCTTTGGATTGAGCATTACATCAAGAATACAAACGAGGCTTATCAAGAATTTTGCTCCGTCTCTACATATATAAAGCGAGAAATCCGCTCAGACCAAATCAATGGAGGCTTAGTCGGTCAGTACAATGCTAACTTAACTGCACGTTTAAACGGACTAACTGAGAAGACTGAAACGACTGTAACAATGGAGATGCCATTATTCCCTGACGAAACAAAAGCAATAGATACAACCGCTAAAGAAATTAAGCAATGAAAATCAAGAGCAACTCAAAAAGAGACTTTAAAAGAATACTCAGGAAAATGATTGCATCAAGTGAGTTTAAAATGGATGCGGATGATAATATGTTCTATGCGGCAGGTCACTTTGATTGCGGAGTAAAAACTTACAAAGGATATAAAGTTAGATTTGTACCTGTTGGATATTTTGGTTTTAAAAGAGGTCATATTTATTTAGCCCCAAATATGTATGTTCAAGAGAACGACTGCAATAAATAAAATCCTCTCTCTAAAAAGACGGATTAAAATCATTCAAGGTGGAACGTCAGCAGGCAAGACCTTTGGCATACTCCCTATCTTGATAGACAAATGCACTAAAGAAAAAGGCTTAGAAGTTTCGGTAGTAGCTGAGACAATACCTCATCTAAGGAGAGGTGCATTAAAAGACTTCCTTAAAATTATGCGTTGGACTAATCGTTACTTTGACGATAGATTCAACAAGACGCTACTTAGATACGATTTCGCTAATGGCAGTTCGATAGAGTTCTTCTCAGCAGACGATGCGTCTAAACTCAGAGGTGCGAGACGTGACATCCTATACATCAACGAGTGCAACAACGTAACATTCGAGGCCTACAACGAATTAGCCATCCGTACAAAGCGAGAGGTGTTCTTAGACTTTAACCCTGCAAATGAGTTTTGGGTACATAAGGAACTAAAAGACGAACCAGACACGGACTTCATAATCTTAACCTACAAGGACAATGAAGCGTTAGACGAATCAATCGTAAGCCAAATAGAAAAGAACCGTGAGAAAGCAGCTACGAGTTCTTATTGGGCAAATTGGTGGAGAGTTTACGGACTCGGTGAGGTAGGTAGTCTTGAGGGAGTAGTGTTTAATAATTGGAAAGAGATAGACACGATACCTGACGAAGCTAAGTTGGTAGGAATCGGACTTGACTTCGGTTACACGAATGACCCGACTGCTGCAATAGGTATCTATAATTGGAATGGAAAGCGAATAGTAAACGAAATTGTTTATCGTACAGGAATGGTTAACACGGACATCGCTAAGATACTTCCGTCAGGCGTAGTTATTTACGCTGATAGTTCAGAGCCTAAATCAATCGAGGAAATCAAACGCTACGGAAAGACGATTAAAGGAGTTACTAAGGGAAAGGACTCAATAAACTACGGTATTGACGTAATGCAAAGACAAGAATACTTAGTTACAAAGACAAGTACAAACCTCATCAAAGAGCTAAGGAGTTATTGTTGGGATGTTGACAAGCAAGGCAATCCAATGCAAAAGCCTATCGACCATTTTAATCACGCTATTGACGCACTAAGATATCACGAGATGGAAGCACTCGGACTAAAATCAAACTATGGACAATACAACATCCGATGAGCTACCTAAGATGATTAGAGTAGTTGAGCAATACATACAAGACAAAACCGGTAAAAAGGTGCGTATTGTATTCAATGACATATTCAACGTAAGGCGACATACCAAGATGCTGGCTGATGCTTACGCTTACGTGCTACAAAAACAAGAAACAAACGTCTAATAAATATGGAAGTACAAATCAAAGTTCCTACTGAATTAAATGAAATCCCGTTAAAGCATTATCAGGACTTTCTAAACGTGCAAAAGAACTCCTCAGACGAAGAGTTTGTAGCTCAAAAGATGGTTGAGATATTCTGCGGAATAAGATTGACTGAGGTGGCTAAAATAAAGCTGACTTCACTCAACGAATTGATAGCACACTTCACTAAACTATTTGAGCAGACTCCTAAATTCCAACCTACATTCAAGATAGACGATACTGAGTTCGGATTTATTCCTGAGCTTGAAGAGATTACTTTCGGTGAGTATGTCGATTTAGAGAATCACTTGCAGAGTTGGGATACTTATCACAAGGCAATGGCAGTTTTATACCGACCTATCAAAACACGAAAGGGAGATAAGTACGACATAAAGGAATACAATCCAAACCAAGATATGCAGGAGCTGATGAGATTTGCTCCATTGGATGTTTGCATAGGAGCATCGCTTTTTTTTTACAATTTAGGAAACGAATTACTACAAGCTACCCTGAACTATTTGGAGAAGCAGACGAAGATGGACAAGAACCTGTCAACGACTTTAGCGAAACGACTCAATTTGCAAAACGATGGGGATGGTATCAATCGCTATATGGACTCGCTAAGGGAGACATCACAAAGTTTGATGAAATTACCAAGTCGAGACTTACTAAATGTCTCACCTATCTCACCTTCGAGAAGCAAAAAAACGAAATCGAAAGAAGACAACTTGAAAGACAACTAAGACGATGAAAGGATTTTACGATATAACTGAAGCACTACAAACACATTTCAACAATGATGTGTTAGTAAACACCGTTACTGAGGGTGATATCTTCGAGGTGGACTTAAACAAGCAGACGATTTTCCCACTTGTACACGTAATGGTAAACAACGCTACATTTGAAACCAATGTAGTACGCTTTAACATTTCATTGATAGCAATGGACATCGTTGACATCAGCAAAGAAGCAACTACTGACGTGTTCAGAGGAAACTCAAACGAGCAAGATGTACTCAACACTCAATTAGAGGTTTTAAACCGAGCTTATGCTATGATGCTTCACGGTAATTTGTGGGATAGTAAAGTAGTAGTTGACGGGAATCCTACCTGTGAGCCATTTACTGAGCGATTTGAGAACTACTTAGCTGGTTGGACTATGACATTTGACGTACTTATTCCTAATAGTGTTACAATCTGCTAATGGAAAAGAGTGAAGTCCAAAAGGAATTAGAACGCTTTAGAGACTACGTTGTTAGTCAGTCAAGGCGTAACCTTTCGAGGCTTAAAAAAAACTCGTCTAATAAGCTATATAAGTCTATTAAGGGAAATGTAAAGGCGATGCCTAACTCTATTTCTCTTGAATTCTCTATGGAAGACTACGGAGTCTTTCAAGATGCAGGGGTTTCGGGTACAAAAAAGAAGTACAATACACCTTACTCTTACAAATCTAAGATGCCTCCTGTTAAGGCTTTTGACAAATGGATTGTAAGAAAGGGGATAGCACCAAGAAAAAACGGGAAGTTTGCCAGTAGAAAATCACTTGCATTCTTGATTGCTCGAAGCGTATTTAGAAACGGAATCAAACCGAGTTTGTTTTTTACCAAGCCATTTGAAGCAGCATACAAAAGATTACCTCAGGAGTTGGTAGAGAAATACGGATTAGACGCTATGAAATTATTTAACGAACAAGTCGATAACATAATCAGAAAAAATGCCTAATATATTTGCAAGAAGTCCTTACATCGTAGAGATAAACGAAACAGGACAAGTAGAAACTAAGATTGAGATTTACCTTTGGAATACTGGTTCAATGCCAAGTGCTCCTCAGTACATTTTAAGTAAGCTCATACCTGCTACAAACGCACCTGCTACTTACTACGATGTCAGTCCTTATGTTCGTGAGTTCATCAGTCACAAAAGTTTACAAACTCAGATGACTACTCAAGCAGCTACACCAACTGCTCAGTATTGCAATTTCACAATCCGTAAATACAAGCGAGTAACTACTACGTTCACTCAAGTTGGTTCTGATATCACAGGTTACGGATTTGAGGGATTCGGTTACTACACCGATGGCTACAATCCTACATTTACTGATGTGCTTTTAGGTCAAGGCAACTACTATTATAATCCTATCAATAACGTAGGTTGGGTTACTGCAATCACGGGTACGGTAGCAAAAGCCAAATGGACAAACCTAAGCACGAACTCAACGCAAACAATCAACCTATCTTTGAACACGGTAAGAGATATCAACCGAGTCTATTCAGGATGGGAATCAGTAGGAAACAAATTAGAGCTTTTGGACTCGTCAAACGGGGTGATGTGGACTTCGTATTTCTATCCACAAGAGGAGTGCAGATACACACCTGTACAAGTTGACTTCGTTAACAAGTTTGGAGCTTGGCAACGTGAGTGGTTCTTTGCTGCTTCTTACGATACCTTAAACACCGAAAACACGGAGTACAATCTATTACAATCTCAGTTCCCTAACTACCTACCTACTGAGGGACAAAGACAAGTGTACAACGGAAACGGAAAGCAATCTATCCGAGTGAACTCTGATTGGGTTGACGAGAGCTTCAAAGAGACTATCAAGCAAATTATGCTCAGCGAGAAAATCTTAGTCAACGAGACTGCTGCCAAGCTAAACACGAAATCTATGGAGCTATTTAAGTCTATCAATACTCCTATGATAAACTACCAACTCGAATTTGAATACGCTTACGATGTAATTAACTCCGTAATCTAATGAATAGAAAAGTACATTTATACGTAACTACTACGAGGTTTCAAAACGCTACCACTTCGGTAGTGAATAACTTTGTTACTGGTGTAACTGCAAACGGAGCAACGTGCGAAGCTACCGGATGTATGTTCGACTATCTTCAGTCATTAGGAGGCATCTCAGGTAACTTGACTTTAGCAGAAAAACTTGAGCTATTCAATGACGAACAAATCAACGTAACAAGCACCGTACAAAACGTGCAGGATATCTCTAAGACGTTTACGGACTTTTCTCAGAGCTTTACGATTCCTGCTAACGACCATAACAACGGAATACTTCAGCACTTCTATCAATCAGATGTCAACTCACTAATCGACTATAACCTACGATTAGATTCATTCATTGAGATTGACTTGACATTCTTTAGACGTGGTAAGTTGCAGATTGAAAAGGCTAACCTCAAAAACGGAAGACCAGAAAGCTATACAGTCACTTTCTACGGAGATGGAAGAACGCTTAAAGATTACTTCGGTGAGGACTTGCTTTCTGACTTAGATTACACGGACTACAATCACTCTTACAACGGAACTGAAGTAGCTAACAGAATCTCAGACGCAACAAATCAGTATGACGTCAAGTATCCTTTAATCAGTTCTAAGCGTATTTGGCACTACCAATCTAATTATGTAAACGCTACGACTCCGAATTGGTTAGACGTTACATCTATCTCGGATAACAACATTTATACAACGAGTGGAGCAGTTAAGTACAATGAGTTATTCCCTGCGTTTAGAGTAAGCAAAATCTTCAAGCTCATCCAAGCAAAATACGGAGTGACATTTACGGGTACATTCCTAACTGATGAGCGATTCACTAAGCTATTCTTATACTACAAAAACAAGACTCAATTTGAAATCACAGGTGGAAGTTATGACGCTGACTTTACAAGTGTAACTCCAACATTTACAACTTATGATTTGACACCTCAAGTTGACCTGACTACAAACGAGGTCAATGTTGAGTACATACCAAACGTAGTTCTTCAACGAGTTAGCTTAAGTGTACTTACTGCATCCACATCAAACACGTATTACGTTGACGTATATCAAAACGGAAACTTAATAAACTCAATCCAAGCATCAGGAACGGGAGTTATACACTCTGAGCTAATCAACAACACGGTAGGACTTCAGTCAACATACTCGTTTAAAATTAGACCTAACGGAAGTAACAACATCACGTTAAACGTAGGATATGCAGTTAACTACTTCTCAGGAACTTCATTACTTCAAGACCAAGTCGTAGTATCGTGCTCTGCATTGTCTATGGTGCTTGACCAAAACCTCGCAGCTAACGCACCTCAAATGAAGATTGCAGATTTCTTTTCAGGAATCCTAAAGGTCTTTAATATGATTTGCATTGGTACTGATGAGAACACTTACCAACTTGCACCTATTGATGATTGGTACGGACA